GAGGGTAGTTTCATCGGTTGGAAAAAAGCCTCTGGGCATATCGTAAAATTACGAATTCCGGAAGATGCACGGCGCAGTTCGGCAACGGGACACAAATGCCGTTGCGATAAAGCATACGTCATGGAGATTCAGAACATGGACGGCACCAAGGCAACTGGGGATACCGTTCGTTCCGACCATGACAAAAACTTCGTCTACACTGTCGGTGCTACTGTGGAAGTTCCGGATTTCGACGATAACATGTGGAGCGAATGCGCACCGGGTATTCATTTCTTCATCGATCGCAGAGCAGCGGTGGAGTACCAATGACGCACGGTTCTCTATTCAGCGGCATCGGCGGCTTCGACTTAGCGGCTGCGTGGGCCGGCTGGACGAACGTCTTCAACTGCGAGATCGACCCGTTCTGCCGGCGCGTATTGAAGTATCATTTTCCCGAATCGGAACATTTATGAAGACATACGAACAACAGACTTTACCGTTTGGCGCGACCGCGTCGACGTGCTCACCGGCGGTTTCCCGTGCCAGCCGTTCAGCCTCGCGGGCAAACGCAAGGGTACGGCCGACGACCGCTACCTCTGGCCCGCAATGCTCGGAGTTGTTCGGACTGTTCGACCGCGCTGGGTCGTGGGCGAGAACGTTCTCGGGATCGTTAATTGGTCGCAGGGAATGGTTTTCGAGCAGGTGTGTGCTGATTTGGAGGCGGCAGGATATGAGGTGCAAGCGTACCTTATACCAGCTGCGGGCGTCGGTGCTCCCCATCTGCGATACAGAACATGGTTTGTTGCCCACCGTGGTGACGCAAGGGCTGAAAGTTCATGGCAAGAGCGGTTCGGAGCCATTGTCGCCGGCGATGCTTCCGACACCGGTCGCGCCGGATTGCGGGAGCGGGCGTGTGAACAGGAGCTTGTCGAAGGGTGCATCCGAGCGGCCGACGCTCGCGCTTGCAGCGCGGATGGGGCTGTTGTCGATGCCGACGGCCTGCGATGCGAAAAACAATTCGTTTCCTCTCAGTCATGCGAAGCGGAAGAGCGGAGCCGTCCACGACGTCATGATTTCGCATCCGTCCCGAACTGGGAAGGGTTCCCGACTGAGTCCCCGATATGTGGCCCAGATGATGGGCTTTCCGCCGGACTGGACGGAATTACCTTTCCGGCATGGCGCCGCGAGTCGATCAAAGCCTACGGCAACACCATAGTCCCGCAGGTGGCGCTGCGGATTTTCGAAACGATAAATGAATACAAACGATTATGAAAAACGATCAGGTAAAAATCACTTTTCAAGACGATAAGCAGAAGGCTGTCGTCCAGATCACCCAGAATGGGAATGAAGTCTCTGTCTCCACCAAATTCACGCCGGAACTCGATATGGCCGGCCCGACCGATACTCCTGCTTTGAATTGGACTGCCGTATTTCTGGAAGCCGTTAAGAAATTGGGAGAGTAATATGAAAAAGATTATGTTCAACGACCGCTACGGCTTGACGCAGGCGGTCATCGAGGGGCGAAAGACCATGACGAGGCGGCTGGTTCCGTGGGCCCTTACAGAGCAATGGATGGAGTTTGTTTCTGATGCTCCGAGCGTGGGCGGCGTATATGTCCATGAAAGCGAAAAAGAATTTTACGAGAGGGAAGCACCCCGCTACAAGGTCGGCGAGGTCGTGGCCGTGGCGCAGAGCTACAAGAGTTGCGGCAATTACCACGTTCCAAAGGAACATGCAGGATGGGGCAATAAGCTATTTGTAAACCCTGCACTGATGCCGTACCGAATCCGCATCACCGGAATCAAGTGCGAGCGGTTGCAGGATATTTCGGAGGAGGATTGCATGAAGGAGGGTATCTTAGGGGATGTAGAGTACGACAAATACGAAGTTTACGGCCTTTTTGGAAATAGCGATGATGGGTTTGACACTCCCCGCGAAGCCTTCGCTTCGCTGATCGACAAGGTGTCCGGACGGGGAACGTGGAAACGCAATCCGTGGGTCGTGGCTTATGAGTTCGAATTGGTGAAATAGCGAGATTCTCGCAAAATCTCGAAATAGTTACAGATATGACATTGAATGAGTATCAAGAGCGGGCGATGACGACCTGCATGGAGAGTTGCAAGAATGACACCTACATGTTGTTCGGTCTTATGGCAGAAGTGGGGGAGGTTGCTGACAAAGTCGCAAAGTGGAAACGGAAAGGGATCATCCGTATGGATGGTGACAGAGTTGTCTTTTCTGCGCCTCCGAAAGATGCGGGGTACCTTGCTGAGGAACTAATGTACGAAGTTGGCGACATCATGTGGTTCTGCGCTGGTCTTGCCAGACAGTTTGGTTGGAGCTTGGAGAATGTGTGCTGGGCCAACCTCAACAAACTTTCCAGCCGACAGGAACGCGGTGTTATCGAGGGTGACGGAGATAACCGGTAAAATAAAGGTGAATATGAAAGACATTAAATTCAGGGGCAGACGCCACGATAACCCCGAATTACTGAAAGGAGTAGAATAATGAAAAGTGAGAGGGCTGAAAATTACTTGTACGATCACGAGTGCAGCTATCCGTATAGCGGGTATGTGACAATGCAGGATGCCGAAAGGATGGCAGGACTTGCCGAGCAAGAAACCGAGGAGCGGATGCGTGAAAAGGCAATAGAGGCATTCAAATCCTCATGCAAATATAAGGACGGTTGTGACGGGAGCGGTAGGGTGTGCGACCCTGCGCTGTGTGAAGATTTGAGATCATTTATCCAAAAATTGGATGAGATATAAAGCGATTAAGGAAAGGGCAAAAAAGTATGCTCGAAAAGTGTGGCGTGGTGGGACGAGAGAATACGGCAGTCACATGGAGTTAACTGAATGTGACTTTATTGCAGGTGCCCAATCCGACGAAGAGGCTCGCTTGGGTGGACCTGTCCGCAGGCAGGACTTGCAGTCCAACGACTGCCATAAAGATGCAATGCAAACATAATCAACAAATTCTTAATTCCAAAAAATTATGACGGAAATCCCCGAAAATGTCGTATACAACTGCGATTTTATGAAAAATCGGTTGCCCGATCATTGCGCCGACTTGATTATCGCCGACCCGCCCTATTTCCAGTACAAAGGCGATTTCGACTTCGTATGGCCGACGTTCGACGATTACCTGAACGATGTACGCCGCTGGGGTGAAGAGTGCCGGCGCTTATTGAAAGACAACGGTACACTGATATGGTGGGGCTCCGATAATCGAATCGCATATACGCAGGTGATCCTTGACACTATGTTTCGGTTTTTAAATAGCTGCACATGGAATAAGTCGAACAGTTGGGGTAAAGTGCAAAACGCAGAAATATCGCGTAAATTCATTCCGAATGCAGAACGATTCATACTTTATGAGTCGAGGCCTGAGATTCGGGAAGGTGAGGCTCGGAAAATGCTGCATGTATTCGAATACGAACAGGGGGTGTGCCGGACACGGTGCATGAAGCCTCTGGTAGATTATATGATCTCGGAAATGGAACGGGCAGGCTTCACACCGAAGCGTGTCAACGATGCCCTGCATACCCACATGGCCGGACATTGGTTCAGGCGCGGCTCACAATGGGAATTGCCGACCCGAGAGAATTATGAACGTCTTCGCAACCTCTTCAACGGCGATCGGCCCAACAGCGAGTATCTGTGCCGAGACTACGAGGAGCTGCGCAAGGACTACGAGGAGCTACGCAAGGACTACGAGGAGCTACGCAAGGACTACGAGGAGCTGCGGCGGCCGTTCAATCTTCCCGAACGGTCGACCGACGTATTGCAGTTTCCGCAAGATTCCGGCGCATCGAAACGCTACGGGCACGACACAGTCAAAGGCGATGCGATCACCAGTTATCTGATTCAGGTCACGACACGTCCCGGTGCACTCGTGGTGGTACCCTTCGCCGGAAGCGGAACGGAGTGTGCAATGGCTGCCAAACTGGGACGCCGATTCGTGGGGTATGAGATCGATCCGAAACATGCACGAACAGCGGCTCGTCGCACTGAAAAATTCATCCAAACGACACTATTGTAAACGAATAGAACGATGGACATCTTGACTCCACATGACGGCGTGACGAACGATAAGATAGCCAAAGCGCAGATCGAGGCCGTCGAACGAAAGCAGAACGAATACAAACTGATCGGGCAACTGGTTCGGGTGCCCGGTCATACCCTCTATAAATTCAATACGGTTACGCGGACAGCGTCGAGAGCGGAAGTGGAGGTGTCGGCCGATTCGTGGCTGAATCCTGAGAACATGAAGGTCGAGAGCGACCGCAAATCGCGTGTCAAGGTCGAAAAGGACTGTTACTATGAGCAGGCATTGAACATGAAGAACTTTATCAAGCGCCTGCGCCGGCGGGGTATCGTCGGAATGGACGAGGAGGTGAAACTCGAAAGGTAGGGAAGCCATGAAACCCAGAGATGAAAAACGTTACTCCCGTCCGGTCGGCGAGCGGTTCGTGTATGAAGGCGAGACCGTAGAGGTTGTAGGGTGTGATCGAAATAAAGAGGGATGTGCATGTCGGGATTGTGCGCGTTTTGGCAATTGCTCTTACAACGAGATGACAGGCAACTGTCGTTGGTACGAACGAGAGGATGGGACGGATGTAATATTCCGGAAAGTAGAACAGGTGAACTGTTTGATATAAAAAGAGGCGATCCCGAAAGATCACCCCTCACCCAAGAACAAAGGTAGTAATTAATTCGGGATTTGCAATGAACCATTTCATCTCAATTCAGGCCGCAGCCGATGAGTACGGCATTTCGACACGATGGATATGGAAATCGATTCGAGTGGATCGGACACTCGGCACAGTCGTCCGCAACGGGCGGATCTATCTGCGCCGCATCGAGTGGGAGGCATTTGTCGAACGGCATCCCCGACTGATCGAAGAGTGGCATGATTTACATGCACACCTACAATACCGCTATATCGGGCAATGAAAAAGAGCGAAAAGTTGAAAGAATCGTCTCCCCGATAGGCGATCTTTGCATATATGGGCAAGCTCACGATCAAACAGGAAAAGTTTTGCAATAAGTACCTCGAATGCGGTAATGCGTCCGAGGCATATCGCTATGCTTACAGATGTTCGAACATGAGCGATAACACGGTATGGAATAATGCCTATCTGCTATTACAAAACAGCGGGGTTGCAGCGAGGATCGAATATCTGAAAACTCACCTTGCCGAGGCTGCGGGCATCTCGGCCTTGCAGATCATCCGCGAGCACCAGAAGATCGCCTTTTCGGATGCGACCCGCATTCGTAACGGCTGGATGTCGCTTAAAGAGTTCGAGTCGCTCACGGACGATGAGAAGGCATGTATAAAGTCGATCAATACCAAACAGGTCAAACGGATCGCTTCGAATGGCGATGAGATTGTCGAGGAGTTCGTGAAGATCGAGTGCTACGACAAGCAGAAGAGTCTCGACAGCATCATGAACATGTTGGGTTACGCAGCGCCGAAGGAGGTGAAACTATCCGGAAAGATAGAAAATCCTGCCGTCGCTCCCGTCGTCATTCAAATAGACGCGGAGGATGCGTTGTCGATCGAAAAAACACCGCCTGCCGATGCATCGTCTGCCTGACATCCGCACCTATCGGGGGAAAGTGTATCGTTACCTCATGTATCGGTACATGCAGTACAGGGAACAGGATGCGGTGTTGAAGATTTTTAATGAAGGGTCGAGCCGTTCGGGGAAGACCTACGATGCCTTCGATTTTCTGTTCGACATCTGTACGCTCGCACTATCCCCGCTCAATATCTTCGTATATCGAAATACGTTGCAGGCCTGCAAGGAGATCACCCTTGCCGATTTCCGCAAGAAACTGACCCTGCGCGGCGTCTACGATCCCGATGCGATGCGCAGCGAGAATCAACATCCCGACTACTATATCAACAACTCCGTGATCCATTTCCGCGGATTGGACAGAATGGATAGCCGTGAAGGATACGATTGCGACATCATCTACATCAACGAGATGCTGGACGACATCTCGAAGCAGCAGTACAAAAATATCACGATGCGCTGCACGACGATGGTCATCGGCGACTGGAATCCCAAATATACCGAACATTGGGCCTTCGAACTGGAAGGGCAGCCGCACACCTATTTTACGCACACGACATACAAAGACAATCCGTTCTGCCCGCCTGGGGTCATACGAGAAATCGAATCCTATGAACCTACACCGGCGAACATTGCTGCGGGCACGGCCGACGAGTGGCGATGGAAAGTCTATGGATTGGGAATCCGTGCAGCGAAAGAGGGTCTTGTCTATCCGAATATCGACTGGATCGATGAATTTCCGTCCGACCTGGAAAGGGTCGTGTTCGGCCTTGACTTCGGATTTACGAACGATCCTACGGCGCTCGTCCGTCTGGGGCTTCGGGGGCTTGATCTATACATGAAGGAAGAGTTTTATGCACCCTGCTCCGATCCGGCCTTGCTCTACGATGCGATCGAGGGGGTGGTCGGGCGGATGCCCATATTCGCCGACTCGGCGGACAAATACGCTAAAAATCCCGAATCGATGGTCGACGGCCTGCTGCTGCGCGGGCTCAGCGTGGTGAAGGCGAAGAAATATACCGGTTCCGTAACGGACGGAATTCACATGGTCAAATCGTTCCGCCTTCATATCGTCCGCAGCCGTAATTTCCAAACCGAGGCCAATTCCTATGTGTGGGATTCGGTGAACGGCATTACGATCAACCAGCCGATCGACAAATTCAATCACTTGTGGGATGCGGCCCGATACGCTGTAATGGAGTATCTCTATTGGGTCTGCAACCGCCGAAAATGAAAAAACAGCGAAAAGTTCGGAGAACCCTCTTTTATCGCCCTTACATTTGCTTCAAAGGCTATGTGCAATGAGATTCAGCTTGAAGTGGCGAAGTAAGAGTCAGGACTTGACGACGAAATCGGAGTGCGGAACTCCGACAGCGGAGGAACAGCGGTTCGTCTCTGTGCGCGATTTTCTCTCGGCAATGGGATTGGGCAGCGGTAGTGCGATCGACTGCGACACCGTTGCCGGACAGACTATCGCTTACGCTCGGTGCAGCGCGTTGTTTTCGGTCGTGACCAAGAAATCCGCGGCAATTCGCAACGCCCGCTGGTGGGCTGTCGATCCGTCGGACGACGCTCGCCAGGTCGCAGGTCGCACGGAGGAACTGAACAGGTGGAAGCATCCGAATGACTTTCAAACGATCGAAGATCTCACGGCGATGATCGAAGCCTTCAAGGATATTTACGGAAAAGCCTATATTCTTCGCTGGGAGCCGGTCGGTGTGCCCACGGCCTACGAACTCTACGTGATTCCGAATCCGCTTGTTCAGGAGGTGACGACCTCCGAATTCACCGGTTTCCGGCCCGATCCGCAGATCGATTATTATATGGTTTCGATCAACGATTATCAAATTCGTGTCGATCGGGATCAAATGTTCGTCGTGCGGGATTCGGCCTATAATCCGAATATCTTCGGAGCATCGCAGTCGCGTCTGTCAGCCTTGCAGAACGCCGTCAATCCTTTCGTGTCGTCATTCGAGGCGCAGAACGAACTCATCATCAACAGAGGGGCATTGGGTATCATCTCGTTGAATAGCGAGGATTTCCGGACATCCGTGTTGCCGGAGAACAAGGAGGATCGGGAGCAGGCACAAGCGGCCCTGCGGCGATACGGCGTGATGAAGGGCCAATATAAGTACATCGTGACCGGATTGAAGGCTGCTTTCGTGCAGATTTCGGCCAACATGAAGGACATGAATCTCACGGAGGTGCAGCGCAATGCCAAGAAGGAGATCGCCGATGCCTATCAAGTGCCGTATGTACTGATCGACACCGAAGGTACGACCTATGCGAATCTTACGGCGGCCGAGGTCAAATTGTACAACGATGCGATCAAACCGGATGCAGAGCGAATATCGGAGGTATTGAACGCGGCGCACGGGTTCGATGGATTCCGCATCGTTCCCTATTTCGATCACCTGTCGATCTTCCAGGAAGCGAAGCGGCTGTATGCCGACTCGCTGACGGCGGCCGTGACGGCTGCCAGCAACGCGATCGCCTCCGGTCTCATTACCGAGCAACAGGGGAAAAACATCATTGCAAACATTCTGGAATAATGGACAAACTACTGTATAAAAAAGTCATGAGCCGCGGCGGGGCTTTCAAGCAAGCGCCGATATTGAAGGCCGACGTCGTGGACGAGGAGAAACACATCATTCTCGTGAAGTTCTGTTCGTTCGGAACGGTCGATTCGGACGGCGACATGCTGATGAAGGGTTGCATAAGCAAGAGTATTCAGGAGCGCGGGCCGGCGTCTGCGACGAACCGGAAGATACAATTCCTATGGCAGCACGAGACGAAGAACCCGATCGGCCGTATCCTGTCGATCCAGGAGAAGGACGACGGCGGATACGCCACGGTGCAGCTCTCGGATTTCGATGCCGTGCCGGACGCTCGCCGCGCATGGGTGCAGATGCACGAAGGGGTGCTCAACCAGTTCTCGATCGGCTATCGGTATGTATGGGACAAATGCGATTACGATCCCGATCTCGACTGCCTGATCGTGAAGGAGATTATTCTGCACGAGATTTCGGTCGTCACCTTCGGCGCCAACGAGCACACGGAGTATATCGGCGACATGAAAGCCTTGGACGACATGGAACGATATGTCAAGGCATTACGGGAGACCGCGCCCGATGAATACGAAAAAGTATACAGCAGAATACTGTCGATGTTCAAAGCCGAGCCGGCCCCCGCGCCACTCACTTCACGCAGTTCGGTATTCGAAAAATTAGGTCAAATCAAAAACTGAAAAACATGGCATTCAAATTCAAGAAATTCGAACTGCCCGACAGCGGGGAGTTCTCGGATGTGGATCGCAAGGGCATGGAATTGCTCGGCAAGCACATCAACGACCAGTTCGAAATGCTGGCCGAGGGGATCAAATCGGAGGAAGAGATCGTCGAGTCGGTAAAATCGTCGCTCGGGAAACTGGGCGTGTCGGCCGAGAAGATCGCGGAGATCGAGAAGGCTCTCAAGGAGCAGGGGAGCGAGATTCGCCGTTCGATGAGCGGCAGCGCCGGCAAGGGCCGCACGATCCGCGAGCAGATCAAGGCGTTCCTTTCGAGCGACGAGGCGAAACGCGCTTTCGCGGAGAAACGCAATACGGCGCTCGAACTGGAGATCAAAGCGGCTGCTACGACGATCACCGTGGCGGCCAATACCGCGGCGGTTGCAGCGCTCAACACCGAAGTAGACCGCACTATCCATTACGCGCCGAGCGAAGACACGCGCGTCGTAGAACGGTTGTTCAAGGGCTCGACCAACTCGCCCAATATCACATGGGTGGATCGCAAGCCCGGCAACGGCGCTCCTGCATTCATCGCCGAGGGGGTCTTGAAGCCCGTTATGGACTGGTCGTATGTCCCTGAGACGTCGACGGCGAAGAAAGTGGCCGTATCGGCCAAAATCTCTTACGAGATGCGCGACGATTTCGACTATATGCAGTCGGAGATCGACAACATGCTGCGCACGTCGCTCGTTCAGGAACGCACGAAACAGCTGCTCACCGGTGACGGCACGGGCGTGAATCTCAAAGGCATCTTCACGGCTGCTGCTACCTATACGGCCACCGCGCTCGACGGGACGGTCGAAATGGCGAACAAGGCCGATGCGATCCGCGCAGCGATCCTCCAGATGCGGAACCTGAACTTCTATCCCGACGTGGTGATGCTCAACCCTTCGGATCGGGCCTCCATCGACCTGACGAAGGATTCGACGGGTCACTACATCTCGGACGAGCTGTTCCGGCTCATCCGCGGGGTGGAGATCGTGGAATCGACTTACGTCAAGGCCGGCGATTTCCTCGTTGCCGATACGAGCAAATGGAACGTTCGCCCGTACAAAGGCATTCGCGTCGAATTCGGGTGGGTCGACGACGACTTCCAGAAGAATCTCTTCACGGTCATCTGCGAGGAGCGTCTGCACTCGTACTTCGCATCGGTCGATCAGGGGGCGTTCGTCAAAGGCGCGTTCGCGACCATTATCGCCGCCTTGCAGAAACCGGCTGCCTAGACTTCGAAGGTGGCAGCCTAAGTCAAACACGTTAAACGAACAAGAATATGGCAACGAAAGAAGAAAAGACCAATGTGGACTTCAACGATCGCGTGACGGTCTACGGAACCGGCGGCCCCGGCAATACGTTGGAGAAGGGCAAAGCCTATGAGGTGCATCCCGTACATGCCAAGACGCTCATCAAGTTGGGCCGCGCCACCGAGAAACGGTGAAGTAATTTCAGGACGCAGGGGTTTGATCGCCCCTGCGCCCGCTAAATACATTTTCCATGATTATCGACAATACCTATTTCGAAAAGGATCCGATCTACATCTCCGGCATCGCCAATCGGAAGGACGACAAGCCGACGGCGCTCGCTCAGGCACTCATCGATTCGGCGAACTCCTACATCGCCATTTACGAGCCGAGATTCCTCCGCAATCTGTTGGGTGAGGCACTGGCAGAGACGGCGGAGGAGAATCCGCAGATCGTTGCGCTGCTCAGAAACGAAGCGGTCAAGACCTCGCCCATTGCGAACTATGTCTATTTCTACTGGCTGCGCACGCATACTACGGTCGGCACACCGGCCGGCGAGAAGGTGCAGCGTGGGGAATATTCGGACGAAGCGAGTCCGCGCATCCGTGCCATAGAGGTTTGGAACGATATGGTGCGCCAATGCTGCGTCCTGCGGCCGAAGCTCGTCGAACTGGGGGCCGTGCCGGACTATTGTTCGGCAATTTTCGAACCCGCAAACTTATTCGGATTATGATCGTCAAATCGACCGACACCGTTCGGGACATCATCATCGGCAGGGCGGCATTGTTCAACCTCGAAAGCCGTAGGTTTGCAGAAGAGATCAGGAGACGGGCGGAACCGGAATGCTGCGTACTGCATCGGCGGTGGCTGCCGGACAGGCGTATTGCGGCCCGCGATCCGAAACACATGACGATGCGCGATCTGGCGGTGCTGAACGCGACGAACCGCTCCACCGATTACTTCGTCAACGTGTTGTCGCAAATGCTCGGCATCCCGAAAGAGAAGGTCGCGGATTTGCGGTTCATCCGTGCGTACCGCTACTTTCTGCACTGCATGGACACGCTCGCGGCCATCTCGAAGAGATTCGCCGATCTGAAAATCGAACCGACCGACGAGGAGCGGCAGGCGCAGATCGACCGCCCCGACCGAGGCATCGCCGCCGTGGTGCGCAAGTACGTGCAGATCATGAACGGCGCCGTATCGCCCGCGTCGGTCTACGGCATGGAGTGGAGCGTCGTCTACGAAGCCTTCGAGTCGACGACGAACGACGTGATCGAGCAGCGCAATCTCAGCAGGATACAAACCTCTAAAATCAAAAGAAGATGACCGACAACAAGGAATACGAGTACAGGGTCGTCGGGCAGACGCCGCCGGCCCGCCGTATCGTGGGAGTGAAGATAAACTCGCTGAACGACCATATCGACAAGGCCGCCGGGGCGTGCGGCTTCGGTTCGTATATCTATGCCCGCCTTAAAGAGACGAACTACATCCTGGGAACAATCACGGAGTATCCGGTCGTCGTGCGGCAATTCTTCGAGACGATCACGCCGACGGATCTCGATGGCGTCTACAAGCGCGCCTCGAAGTTCCTCTTCTGCGGCGACCTCGGCGAAGCGGAACCCGATACCGCGACGCAGGTCATGCCGATCGTCGAGGAGATGATCGACCGCTCGGCGGAGTTTTTCGAGGCATTGCGGGATCGGGGAGTCGAGGTGCAGGTCACGAAGATCACCCCGTTCGCCGCCCGATTCGATCAGCTGGTCTGCGGAGTCGAATGCGAGGCGACGATGACCTATTCGACCTGCAACAATGGATAGGATCGACAAGATACTGCGCTATTTCGATCCGCAGCGATTCATCGAGGTGTGCGAAGCGCGGTTCGATACGCTGCGCACGCAGGTCGTGGCGAATCTGCAAACGAAGACGGGCAGCAGCGGAAAGCGGGTCAACAGCCTCGGCGTGCCGGAATGGGCCACGGGCGCGACGGCGGCATCGCTCCAAACGCAGGTCGAACAGAACGACGACGGTTTCGAAGCGGCGTTCGTCGGCCGGCAGGGGATCGCCGGCGTCGATGAGGGGTATTCTGCGGGCGATGTGCAGGCGCAATACGCCTCCTTCGATGCCTTTCTCCTTGCGATCGAGCGATGGGCGCAGGCCAAAGAGGGGCTCTACGGCATCGAGGAGATCGACGCCTACGCCGTGGCGGCGAACGTATGGAGCAAGGGCACGGTGCTCTACCGCGAGGGCGGCGGTACGGAGATCCTGTTCGACCTGTTGCAGCCGGCCGTGGACGACATCGACCGGCAACTCTCCGAGCAGCTCGACCGCAGCGTGTTTACGATGTTGAATGAAACAATCAGTGATTATGCCTAAATATAGATTAACACCCGCCATTTCGCTGGCGAGAAACTACAATACGGTCGGAGTCAGCGAAGCGCCGACATACAATGCGGCCGTTGTCAAAGTCGGCGGCTATACGTTGGTGCGTTCGATCATCAACGGTTCGGCCGTATTCCCGATGGACGATCTGTTCGAAATCATCGCACAGGACGGGAATGCGCAAACGACGATCAGCCTCGAAGTAGACGGGTGGGCGATTGCCTCGTCGCCGCTCTATCTGCTCAAAGGGGCGTCGGCGCGCGCGATGACGAACAATGCGCAGGCCGATACCCCGATCAGCTGGCCCCAGCCGTCGAAGATCGTGGTCTTTCCGGCGTTCGATTACAGCGAGCAGATCCTCGTCAACTCCTATACGGGCGTCATGCAGGACTTCGCTTTCACCGATGCCGACAGCGGCCGGCGGGAGGTCTATTCGCGTGTCGATCCCGTGTTCTCCCTTCCGGTGACCTTCTTCCGCGAATTCGGAGGCGGCGAGCGGCAGTTGATCGTCTCGACGGGCGGCACGACCGGCGCCGTGAAGAGCGCGCGTCTGACGGTCGTGGTGAATCCTTGCGACAGCGGATCGTTCGTGCGCTGGCGCGATGCAACGGGATTGATGCGTTACTTTCTCTGGCATCCGACCGAGCGCGTCGACGACGTATCCGAAGGCGAGACCTTCGAAACGCTCTCCGAGAAACTGACACCCGAACGCCACCGCACGATCACGGCGACCACGACCCATACGCTCCATAGCGGACTGGTCGACCGTGAACTGTTCGACCTGTGCGCATCGATTCTCTCCGGACGGGAGGTGCAGCTGTACGACGCCCGGCGGAAGGTGTGGATCGACGCCTATGTCGAAGACGGCGACATCTCGCGGACGAATGCCTGCATGCAGGACTGCGTGGTAGAACTTTCGATAAAGCACTTGACGCTATGACGAAGGAGCTCTACATAAACGGTCAGTTGTGCGATCTGGAAGATACGCCGTCGCTGATCTTCCAGTCGCCGGTCTTCAACGATCTCGACGTGATCCAGAGCAACCGCAGCGCGGAGATCAATCTGCCGCTGACGCCCCGCAACCGCAAGGCCTTCGGTCTGATCGACCGCATCGACATCTTGGACGATTCGGCGGTATACGGGAAGCATTCGGCAGCGTACTACCTCGGCGGCTTTCCGGTCTTCACGCGGGGGTATGCGATGGTTACGGACGTAACCGACACGATCAACATCACACTCGTGTGGGGCAACATCGACAACTTCCAGCCGTTGTTCGACGCTTCGCTGCGCGATCTGCGCGAGCAGATCATCGAGGTGGCAGGAGCGGATTATGTCGAGTGGAACGAAGATACAAGCTATTTACTTAGGAATAGCCCGGTTTCTCCGTATACCGGTTTTATCGCAGTTGATTTCGGCGCATCGCTTATCGAATATGCAAAAGACTCTTCCGGTAACTGGTACATACCCGGAGAAAGCCGCCAATACTGGAAATATACGCATCCGTCTATCTACGTGGAAGCCGTATTAAACGCAATAGAACGGTACCACGGAATTATAATAGAAGACAAAACTGCACTAAGTCGAATAGACGGTCATGATTTGTTAATTCCGCTCGTGTCGAAAAACTCAGGGCCGGATAGCTGGTACCCGGATCGGTTCGAGGCAAGTTCCGGATATTTTACGAATAGCGATGATGGGTATTATCCGCTGTTTTTCGACGAGGAAAATGCGACTTGGGACAAGAGGGGGATCGGTATCAAGGTGAAGATAGATAGACCAGCTTCCGATGACATCGTATTCTACAAAGAGTTCTATATTGCCAATACGAAAGTAGTAGACGTGTCTATACTTAGTTATGACGGGAAGCCTATTATTTTTAACGGACATCGACGGGATGCGACGAAACCTGTCACATTGCGTCTTGCCGGCCGCAAAACAGATGATACAGAACAGGTGTTGCTCGAAGTGTCCGACATTGGGAAATTCGGTGATATTACCCGCTTTTCACTCAGCGACATTTTCGATAAAAAAGAGGTAAACGTCGAGGAATACAATGTGGTCTGGTGGAGTTTGGAAAATTTCGTTACGAACGGCGGCAACAAAACCTACGTGTCGGCCCGGTTCATCATTACGCCCCATTTCGGCGATATATCGTTTCCCTCTCCGTTTCCGATTGCCGAGAACCTGCCGGATATGACGCACGCGGAGTTCCTGTCGGCATTGATGACAATGGCCGGACTTTTCGCCTATCCGGACAATTCGGATAACAATACGATCCGCATGATGTCGCCCGATCAGTTCTATAATTCGACGGGCGCGATCGACTACGACTACCGCATCGTCGATTCGGGAGACGACCGGACGCCGAACACGCAGACCGACAGACGAATCGTCGACAGTCATCTCGACGCAACGATTCAGGATTGGAGCCGCAAAGTGATTTTGAACGATCGGGGCGAAATCTGGCGGCCGGAGGGGACGGAGTTCACGATGGGGGATTATGCCCAGACCAACACGCTCGACTACGACAACGACGAGGACGCCGAGATGTTGAACACGCAGGGTATCATCTCCATCGACAACGAGAACATTGAGCGGGAGAACGAATTGGTATCGTTGGATTTCTCGGCTTCGGCCAATCGTTTCTACAACAATCCGAACAGCATCCACGACAAGACGACATTTGCCGTAGTTCCATGCTACGATGTCAAAAAGGATAAAGACGGAAATACCACCGATGTAACCTATAACGAGCCTTCACCTCGGATTCTCGCCTTGAATATAACGACATCCGACGGTTTGGCGCATTTCGAATACGGATACTTCCCCCGCACGATGTATTTCGGCGGGTCGGAGGGTATCGTGGCGCAACGGTATGCAGCCTGCCAGCGGATCCTGAAAAAGTTCCGCATGATTACGGTCTACGTCAAACTGACCGTGGCCGACATCTGCAATCTCAACTATACGCGGCGGGTTTACCTCGATGTCTACGGATGCTATTTCGCCATCTACTCCGTCACGACCGGTGAGGACGGTATATGCGAGTGTAAATTGATTAAACTGTAAAATTATGGCTACACAAGATTCGATCGATAAGATTATTAATATTCGCGTAAAATACTCGGATTTGATCAAGGGAATGTCCGAATCGGCTAAACGTATCGATACGCTCAACGACCGTATCTCCGAATTGAAGTCCGGTTTGAAGGGACTTAAAGCCGCACGCAAAGCCGGAACGATCGACAAGGAGGCCTATAATGAACAGGTAGCCCAAACGACGCAAGAGTTGGTTGCGAACAGGGAAGAGGTAAAGGCGCTCCAATCGGCGATGCGATTATACTCGCACGAGATTCAGGACAATATCAAAGAGGAGAAGAATCTCGAAGGTTCGGTAAATGGATTACGTGCATCCATTCGTAACCTTACGGCGGAATACAATGCACTGTCGGCCGCCGATCGAGAGGGTTCCGTAGGCAATGGGATAGCGGAGCGAATATCCAAGATGCAGGCGCAAGTCAGTGCGGCCGAACAGCGGCTGGGGAATTTCCGTTCGAATGTGGGTAATTACCAGTCGGCATTCAACGGGCTGAATGTATCGGTGTCGCAGATCGTCCGCGAGTTGCCGTCGGCCACAATGGGAGCGAATATGTTTTTCCTCGCCATCTCGAACAATATCCCGACGCTTGTCGACGAAATTAATAAACTTCGTGCGGCCAATAAATTGGCCATGAAGGAGGGCAAGCAGGGTGTGCCGATCCTTAAACAGCTGGGAGCTGCTGTGTTCAGCTGGAACAGCCTTATATCCGTCGGCATTACCTTGCTCACGGTATATGGGAAGGATATCGTAAATTGGATAGGCAACCTGTTCAAGGGGGAAAAGACGATAGACGCCACGACCTTTGCAATGAATCAGATGAATGCGGCAATGTCGGAAGGTCGGTTGAACGCACAGTCGGAGGTTACAAAACTCAACCTCCTTTACAATGCGGCCACTGACCTAACAAAGCCTTACAAGGAACGGGCTACGGCTGTCCGAAAATTGCAGGAGGAATATCCGGCGTATTTCGGCAATATGGATACCGAGTTGATCATGACGGGACAACTAAAATCGCAGTATGACAAACTTCAGGCATCTATTATAGAAGTTGCGCAGGCGAGGGCGGCACAGTCTCTCATGGAGGAAAACGAAAAGAACCTGCTGCTGATAAAAAGCCAAGCTTGGGCATACGATGAGTATGTAGAGACTTTAGATAAATATAATGCCGCCCAGAAAGAATATTACAAGATGATGGGCGAAATTACAAAAGGGTTATCTCCAGAACAAAGGGCTGGCGCCTATCTTTTTGGCGTTCAATCATCAGAAAAAGCTATTTATGACGAGACAAAATCCCGTCTTGACAATCTTACAAAAATCATACGCGACGGTCTCGAAAAGACCGGAGATGAAGGACAGGCCGTGTGGGATCGTATTCAGGATGAGTTCGACGGCGACATCAGGCGGTTTGTGGAATCGCTTGAGGCAGCCAATGCACGTCTTTCGACAGAGGCTGAGAAGCTATATACTACCCTCACACCCGACGAACTGAATAAAAATTCACCCCAGAACGTAACAGCCACACCGGAAGTAGAAGCCCCCGACTTGCCGAACTGGCGGGCGGAATTAGATGCTTGGATTGAAGGCGTGCGGGAGCAAATCGCCAAAGGGAACGTGAAAATTGCGGGTGAGTTCGAGAAGTTGGCGGCCGATATTGCGAAGGAGGCAGACGGTATCGATATGGACTTGGCCCGACGTATGCAAGAGATGTTCAAGGCGAAAGAGGATGAATACAACAACCGCATCCTCTCGGCCCGACTTTCCGGTGGGGACGAAGCCGCGCAGAATGAAACCGTTGCCATTCTTCGGGAACAGTTGGCCGAATTCGATTCGTATGCCGCAGCGTACCGAGCAATGGGGGATTCGGCTATCGAAATAGACAACCGCCGGCTTGAAATGCTCATTCGCCTGCATGACGAAATGAATAAAGGAGCCCAAAAAGAGGCGCAGAGCATGCAAATGAGTTTCCAAATAGCCAGCGATCTCGCGGGAGCACTGGCCGGTTTGGCGGAAGAGGCCGGTGTAGGTGCGCCGGTTGTTGCAGTGTTAGGTATGGCCCAAGCTATCGCGTCAATGGGTGCAGCGTTGAGTAAGGCGTTCTCCACTGGCAATATTTGGGAGGGCATCGCGGCTTCCATTACTGCTATTGCGACCATTACGAGCGTTATATCTCAAATGAAATCGTTGAATAGTACTGCGGCCGAGGAGGGCGCGAAATACCACTATGCCCGCGGCGGTCTTGTGACCGGCCCCGGCACGGGTACGAGCGACAGCATCCCTGCGCGGCTGTCCAACGGCGAGGCCGTGATGACGGCCCGTGCGGTCGTGGATTGGGGGCCGGTGCTCTCGATGATGAACGTGTCGAGCGGCGGCAACGCCATTCCGACGCGGCATCTTCCGGAGAAGAGTTCGGGGATGCGTCAGATGGAACAGATGTTCGAGCGCGTGATGCGCCGGCTTCCGAACCCTGTCGTGACGGTCAGGGATATAAACAACGGTCAGCGGCGGGTCAAGGTGCAGGATGAGATGGCGCGCTACGCCGGACGCAAAAGGTAAAAAACAGCGAAAAGTTCGGAGGAACCCTTCCTGCGTATCCTATATTTGCTTCAAACACGAATTAACCCTTTTATAATAAATTAAAAAAAACAATGGCAGAATGTATCAATGATCTGGCGGGCGATATCCTGCAAGATTGCAACACGGTCTATGGGGTGGGCGTCGAGAAGATTGCCTATCTTATCAAGAAGTCCGATCTGGACGAATCGGCGACGACCTACACCAAACCGAAGATCACCAAGATCGCACTCAAATCCGGCAAGAGGGCCTATCGGTTCTCGATTCCCTCCAAAACGCCCTACAACGGGCTGATCTACGAGGATCAGAACGCCGAAATCGGCATCGCCATCAACAAGACGCTGCCGCTGCGTATGCTGGCCGACAGCCCCGCGAACTCGCAGAACATCGAGGCGTTCAAGAACGAGGACTGGGTCGCTGTCTACGAGAACAAGGCGAAGGGTGCGGACGGCAGCCAGGCGTTCTGTGTGATCGGCTACGAACAGGGCGCATCGATGCAGAACGCGACGCTCGACAAGTACGGCGACGGCTACAACGGAGGTTGGGGCGGCGACCTGATCGAGCAGAACGCACCGACGCCGCAGATCTTCTTCGACGCCGGCGGTATCGACGCTTCTCGCGCCGCGCTGGAAGCATTGTGTACTCCGGCCAAGTAGGGGGTATGCAACCGTTGGACTGGTACATGGAGAGGTGCGCACCGGGCACCTCTCTGTGCATGGAAGAGAAGAAGCGGATCGAATCGGATTATCGGGAAGTGTTCGGGCGTCCGATGCTTTCCGATTTCAGCGGCCGGTGTCCCAACCGGTTCCGTGATGCGGCCGCGATGATCGCCTCCTATTTGCGGAAGGAGCAGAAAGGCGCAAACGGCGGTTACATGCTCAAATCCGGCATCGTGATCCGCTATCGCGGAAAACTCTACACACACTTGAATCTGACGGCCGCAGCGGCTCGGCATCATCTCAGACAACATCCGTCCAACGTACACGATTTCCTGCGTCTGGGCGATCTACCCAAAACCGAATGACACTATGGCAAATTATAAGATCAAAGACTTACGGCAAGCTCAGACCCTGAACGGTGCGGTTGCGTTGGAGATTCAGGACGGGAATAGCATGTCCACCTTCGCCACGCTCGACCAGATCGCCGAGTTTCTGGGGAACACAACCCCTGTGGTGTTGTTGACCAAAGCCGGCCCCATAGACGACAGCTATCTGCCCGATATGTCTGCCTCTGAAATCGCGGCAGCATACGATCGGATCGTTGCGGATCCGATTCACACGGTACCTGTTGTCAGGATTCCCGATAACGGAGGACAATACCTCGTACCGTCAGGATATGGAGTGCATGCCGATACGAAGGCCGTCATCGGATATTATGCATCGCAGACATACGTGCTCCCGTCCAGTCTTACGTTGACATCGGAAACATTTACCTTATTGAGACTGCCGTATACGGCATCATCGATGGAGTGGGCCGATCTGCTCAACAACACGGCCCTTCCCTCCGGTTATCTCGGCATCGATAGCGACAGTACGAGCGAAGAGATCAGTGCGGCCGTCGGGGGTGTAGATGCATTCAGAAAGTTATGCTCGAAGTTGCTCAGGCGAAACTGGATCGTCGTTGTGTCGACCGATCCCGCTGCGGCGAACAGGCATGCATCTATTCCTGTGATAGTAAATGTAAATAGGAGTGTTGGTCTGCCACTGAAAATAACACTCGAAATCGAATATATATCTTCGGGGAAATACATTGCATTGACCATTACAGAGTCAGGAGACACCTTTTCGGCGATGCGTACCTCTGTGTCCGTATCGGATATTCCCGATGCACTCGCCGGCAAAGCCGACCTCGACTCCGCGACGGGATATATCAAATCGTCGCAGATAGCCCCTTTGCAGGGGCGTCAGACGGGAGTAAATACCTCGGATGGATATTTTTCGTCAGACGCTCCGGCATTGTTGTTCGAAGGGGATCGGACACATGAAATATGTTTCACGACAGGAGATGACGTAACTACGGATCAAAGGCTATTTACGACTGTAAAGGGCTCCCAAAACAACGTTCAACTGTCCATCTCTAATGGAACGATGTATGCGTACATAGGGTCACATATGGGGAATGCGGGTCGGGTGTCTCCTGAAACATCATACCATGTGCTACTTTCGGTGGATGTTGCGAATACAACGGGGAAAGTATATGTAAATGGAGTCCTGGCAACTCAGACATCTGTTTTTCCCAATTATAAAAATGCGAATGTGTATACCGTCGGCCGGCTTACCTCGGCTTACATTTTCAAAGGAATTGTCCGTTTTCATCGCATCTTCAATTACACCCTTACGGCCTCGGAGGTCGCTACGCTGTGGAACGGCGGCGAGCCCGAACGGTATATGCTGCCTCTGTCGGGTGAGATGCGCACCGGACTTGTCGCCGAATACATCGCCGCCGGTTTGTTGGCAGACAAGTGGCGCGACACGTCGGGCGCGGGCCTCGATCTGCCGTATGTTCCGACCGCAACGGGCGGCACGGCAGAACTGTCGTATCAAAGTGTCCCGAATCAAGGCGAAATAGTCATAGACAGCGGTATATTCTTTACCGATATTGCCGAAGGAACAGCCAATAAACGGATCGACGTACCGAGAGGATGTGTGGCTCTGGCCGTGGCCGTTTATAATTACAATGCGTCTGCATTGACAAATGTCATCGTGCAAAACTGGACGGATGAACGGGCGTTCATATACGGCGCGACGATCAATAACGCACGAGCCGTGTATTCAGTCTCTGCCGCCGGTAGCAAATCCGCATATAGTGGGAGAGGTATTACGATAGACCCTACTGTCCAATATCTTAAAGTTATGGCGACAGGAAATACAACGTCCGGAGGTATGCGAGTAAGAGTAATATGTAAATATTTAGGGGTATGAGAAAGAAGATCGATTTCCCGCCTTATAGCGAGGCGGAAGCGATGCAAATCGTGGAGGACGGCAGCGTCCTGTGCAACCTGTACGGGGGAAAGATTACCGATGAACGGGGATTGGAAAAATGGAACTACACGGATTCCGGCATTCTGTTTCCGCCCGATTCGGAAATTCTGTCGCTGACAGACGACGAACGCCGGCAGATAGAAGAGGAGTACAACCGTAACGAACTGACCCTCGCCGAGCTCGAAGCCGAGCGGGTGGCGCAGCGCGAAGAGGTGGAATCACTGCATGTACACGACGCCTAACCTTTGAAATCGCTATGGAATACCTCCCCGCAATCATCAGTGCCCTCGGAACTATTATCGCTGCGTGGTTCGCCTATAACCAGTACAGCAAAAACAAGCTGACCGACCTGAAAATCGAGAAGTTCAAAAAGGACGAAGAGACGAAAAGCATCCGTCGGGCCGACAATTCGTCTATCGTATACGGTGAGTTGTGGAGCGCTCTGCACGAGCTGGATGCCGATCGGGTCTATATCGTACAGCCGCATCCGCTCGGCAACGAAAGCCTGCTGTCCGTCTGTTACGAGGTCAAGCGCAAAGGGGTGGAACCGATGAAACCGCACATACAGGGCCTTCCGATTTCGGAGGTGCCGAAGTTCAGCAGCGATCTGGTGAAGAACCTCTTCCTCTACATCACGGACATCGACGAGCAGGTGAACGACAAATATGCGAAGTCCATCCTTTCGAGTTACGGATGTCGGGCGGCCATCATCAAACGGCTCAACGACAACCGCCACGACTGGATAGGCAGCATCTTCTGCGAGTTCACCCGCCCGCTGTCCGTATCGGAGGAGAATGCGCGGGAGATCATGCACACGGCGGCCATGAACATCCAATACCTGCTGCCCGAGTATCGATAACATATATTGTTTTAACCTTAGTACTGTAAAAACCATGAAAAAGCAAGTCAAAATCGCGCTCTGCGTGTCGGCCGCCGTCATTGCGCTGGTCGTTCTGTTCAATCTCCTGCCGAGCGGCATCCGCACCACGGCGACGCTCTGCGCAGGATTCGGGGCGGCCGCAGGAGCCGCCGCAGGCTGGCAGGCAAAGATGTGGTATGACCGAATGAAAGGATAGGTATGGCAACGTATTTCACCCTTTCCGAATTGCTGCGTTCCGATACGGCCGCAGCGCGCAGCATCGACAACGCGCCGTCGCACGACGTCATTCGCCGGCTCAATGCGCTGATGGACGAATGCCTCGATCCCGTGCGCGAACTTTGGGGCAAGCCGATCGGCGTGAACAGCGGCTACCGATCGCCGGCGCTCAACGCAGCCGTCGGCGGAGCTGCGGCAAGTCAGCACATGAAGGGCGAAGCGGCCGACATCACCACCGGCAGCGTCGCGGATAATCTGCGGCTGTTCGAACGCATCGCAGCCAGCGCGATCCCCTTCGACCAGCTCATCGACGAGAATCGGGGCCGCTGGATCCATATTTCATACCGTGCCGACGGGAAGAACCGAAGGCAGGTGTTGCATCTGTGAGACGACTGCTCGCATGCTTGTTGGCCGTGCTCATCGTCGGTTCACTGTTTTTCGGCTGGGGCTACCGCCGCGGGGCGGCTTCCGTCGAAATGCGCGACAGCACCGTTACCCGATGGGTGCCGTGGCCGGTTCCCGTGTACGACACCATTCGGGAATCTTATCCGGTCGCGGTGCGCGAACCGGCCGATACGGTGTGGAAATACATGAGTGTAGATACAGCCGCAATCATCGCCGACTATCTGCTCGAACGGGATTACCGGCTGGATTTCTCCGCCGATTCGACCGGAACATTCCTTGTTGATGCGACCGTAGGAGAAAACCGGCTGTTGCGGGCTTCGGCCGTAGTAAAGCCGGTTTTCCGTGAGATTACGGTTACAAAACTGCATACTGAGGTGCGGCCGCCGCGCTGGGAAATGGGGCTCGCCCTCGGAATCGATCCATACAACCAGTGGGCGGGCATCTACGGACGCTATACGAGAGGCCGATGGAGCGGTGAGGTCATAGTAGGGTATGATCCGATCCGGGAAAAACAATATGTCGGCACGAAAATAGGATGGGCCGTGTTCCGATAACTCGTTGCCGGAATTATTTCCCGATTCCGCTCCAATCGAAAAGATTCATTACGGCTTTGTTGGCGTCGAAAATGACACGCCAGTTTTTCACGAGGTAAATATCGGTGACTTTCATGGATGTGTCAACGTGATTCAACGCTTCATGAATCACGTATTTGTCCAGTCCGGCTCCGCCCTCCTCTCGGGGAGTCCGCGCTATGGTTGCCCAGGAGTGCCGCGCAGCGTAGAACGTCAGGCCATCGACGCCTATCGCCTCGCCGACATCTTTCAGGCCTTTGTTGATCGCTTTGTTGAATGACACGCGATCTTTGTAGCGGAGGTAGAAGTGAAGCAGCCGTTTCCCCGTCTTATCCGAATAGCGAGCGATCAAAGGGCTGACGCACGGCTCTATCCGAACGTGCATTTCTGCACGGTCCGTGCGGCGGGATGCGGTTTTTTGCCGGAAATACACGATTTCGTCCTTCCTGGCCGGCGGGCAGGTCAGCAGATCGGCGCTGTTCATCCCCATCAGTGCGAACGACAGGAGGAAGCAATCCCGCGCCATCCGAGCGCGTTCGTTGGCGAGTGGCGGCAAGTCGATTATCTGCTGTATCGACTCCGCGGAGATGGCTCGTTTGGCCGTCGGCGCGGGTGTTTCGAGGCGCAAGTTTCTGAAAGGGTTGCCCAGAATATTCATTTGTCCGAGTTCTTCATCGTTGAACTCTTCCTTCGCGCGGTTATAGATGGTTTTGATGCGCGAAATATACAGAGACAGTGCCCTGTTGCCCTTGTTTTTGGTTGCAGTTTCACCTTTCTGCTTTCGGTTGGCGCCTCGTTGCGAAGGCTCCGATTCGATGAATTGCACGAATCCTTTGATGAACGGTGCCGTGATCTCGCCGATGTCGAGCGTATCGCGGCCAATGTATCATCTCAGCGCGTTGAGGGCTGTCATGTAAATCGATGCCGTACCGGAATTCATCCGCGCCGCTTCCTGCCTCATATACGCTATGAAATCGAGCCGGAATCGCTCTCCGCCTTTCAATCCTGATTTGATGCGTGCGACGAGTTCGTCGATTTCTAAGATCACATTTTGTGACCTTATTCTGTCTTTCAATGCGTTATACTCGTTATCCGAGAGTTCATATAATGATCTCCATATAGGGTCGCCATTCTTATCTATAAGTTTCGCAATAGTCTCTTTGGGAGTAGCGTCTTTACCCCTCTCCATTTGAGAAACAAAAGACTGCCCAATTCCTAAAAACTCGGCAACCTGTTTTTGTGTTAGGCCTTTTTGCTTTCTAAATATACGAAGATCAAATTTCATAAATTTTTCTTATGAATATTTCTTGTATATTTATTTGATATTAAAAATATATTTACGATATTTGCGTCATCAACATAACCGAACACGACAAAGGTACGGAAGAATTGACGATTTTAGAGTGTAAATATATACAAATTCCAATCTACATAAAAAAATAACGTAGCATCAACCCGATAACCATAAAAGCAAATGAAACATATGCAACCCACTCGCAAATCGAAAAGAACATCAATTTACCGGAGACTGAAATTGTTTTGTATTCGCCGTCGACGGAAACAACGTCGGGAGGAAGTTTCAATTCTTGACTTAAGGTATCGAATCGTTTTTCGATATTGCGCCTTACCCGATTTGTGGCGTAAATATTTCGATATAGAACGAGACCAAGAGCAAGCAAACATATTCCGTTTAGCGATACTGTCGCAATGTTTGTCCAATATAAACGACATGAATAGCAGGCGGATATGTACTCCGGATTGTCCGATTCGGGCCGAATTAATGAACACGCCAAAGTAAGGATTGTTGCCGAGGCTATGAACATCGTGGAGTGAACGCGGTATTTCCAAATAGCCAGTTCGTTCGTCAGTGAGCATAGATCTTTTGCAAGGGCATCTGCATACTTCAGAACATCTTCAAAGTTAGCGTTGTCGGGTTGCATAGGTCGGATGTATAAATACAAATCGGTGACACTCATAAAACCGAACAATACAAACGTTCGGAAATATTTACGGATTCAAAGTATAAATATCTACAAAATAAACGAAATACGCAAATTATGATTGGAATTTATTCTGACGCAGACATTCAGCATAATGCTTTTGCAAAAGGGATTAGGGAGGTCGATCAGCGAAACGATCGGACGGAATCGATCAATATACGCAGAGAGATTCGCTATCAGCTGGGAGGCCGGACGCCTTTCCGATTGCATGGGATATTTGTGCGAGGATTGAGCCGAACACAATACTGCTCACGACAGGACGGAGAGGTTGCACATACGCCTGCCGAGCGGGATGCCTTGCAACGCATCTTCCGAGAGCATGGGGTTAGATCGCCGTGGGGGTTATGAAAACGGACCGTCTGCTGACGCCCCGCGAGCGCGAGATTCTGGGACTGCTGGCGATAGAAGGGCTGACGGTAAAGCAGGTTGCCGACCGGATGTGTGTAGTCGTGCAGTGCATCTACAATCACTTGCAAGTGATGTACGACAAAGCAGGCGTGAACCGCGCCACGCATTCGCTGGTGAGTTGGTGGTATCGGCAAAATTTCGGGATCACCTTCGACATCCCTGACAAGGCGCGTAAGATTGGCGCGATGTTGCTGCTGGCGCTTTTCGCCGTCGAGGTGACGAATACGAATCTGATCTGCCGAGTTATGCGGGCGCGGCGGGGTAGAAGGAATGAAGTAGAATTTTTGATTGAAGGTTAATAGAGCGATGAACATCCGAGATATACAGAATGCGCTGATCGAGTCGGCCGATCTCGTGGCTTTGGCCGTGTGCCGTCGTAATGCTCCGAAGTCGGACATGATGACACGTCGGAAATTGTACGAGAGCTATCCCAACGACTGGCTCGACTATCATATCAAGCGGAAGAATATCCAGGGAATAAAGGCCGGAGCGGCTAAAAACTCTGCGATACTGTTCAGCCGGCTCGAAGTCGAAGCGCTCCTGAAAGCCGAGAAGATCGACGGGGCAGGATTGAAATGAGAGCGTCCGAAGCCGGAGGTGTTCATGATTGGTGTTTTTGAGAGAAGGGTGTTTTGCGGCTTCGGGGCTTAGCAAAGGTTTGCGCGCCTTTAATGTGCTGTATCTTTTCATATTTATTATTCTATTCCTCGCTGTCCTCCGTGAGGCTCGCAGCAGGATGACGGCCGGGAAAGACCGGCAAAAGGTGTAGTGGCGGAATGGTAGACGCACACAAAAAGATGGGCTGATAGTGGTCGGGCAACGCAAGTTGCGGATGACGCTCCTCGGAAAGCAGCCGTGCAGGTTCGAATCCTGCCTACACCACAACGATAGCCACCCGCAGAGGTGAGGGGTTGGTGCTCTGGCAAAATCACCCCAGCCCGCAAGGGCGGAAAGAGTATCGGGTAGGCCGATAATACCCAAATCGGCGGGTCGTGGGCAAGACTCGAAGAGACAGCCCCGCGGCGGCGAATAGCCGAAGCGCAACAAACCGGCATAGGCTCCGAAGCTGCGACGACACGAGCGGCAAGGACCACCGGGACAAATGAATCCAGTGCGCCGTGGTGTAGGGGCAACACGTCACCCTTTGGAGGTGAAGTCGCAGGTTCGAATCCTGCCGGCGCGACAAAATAAAAAAAACAAATGAAAAAAGACGAACTTCTCACGGTTTTCGGTACGCACGATATCCGTACCTTACCGGAATGTATCATGAGCCTGCTATTCGGGGATCAGGAAGTCCGCGACGACGTATTTCGCGAACTTATCCGCTGCCATGCAGGCGATCTTTCCTACGATTGGTTTCAAGAGGTCTACGAAGAAGAGTTATCCGAGCGGCGGAAGAAAGGTCAAGATTTCACACCTCGGGAGGTCTCTATGCTTGAAACGCAACTTACCGGTGCGCGCGAAGGTGTTATCCACGAACCTACTGCGGGGACAGGAGGGCTCATTATTCAGTATTGGTGGGAGCTGGCATCGAAGCAATTGCCTTGGCGTTTCAAACCGCACACCTGTATATTCACATGCTGGGAACTCTCAGATAGATCGATTCCAGTTCTACTGTTGAATATGGCTATTCGCGGTATGATGGGAGAGGTGTTCCATGGGGATGTTCTCGAAAATGTGGCCAAAGCCCGTTATGTGCTTCTTAACGAACAGAATGATGGGCTGGCATTTTCGGATATCGTTCGTGACGATCGAGTATTGAGTTATACGCATGCTAATCACGTGCATAAGCCAATGCAGCACGACTTATTCGATTAAAAAGGAGGATTTATGAAATTCGATGTCATAGCACAAGAGTGGTTCCACTCCAAGGTAGGACTTGTGAAGGATAGTACCCTGTCGGCTTATTATCAACAACTTCGCAGCCATATTCTGCCTTACTGGGAAGACATGGATGTGGAGTCATTCAAAAAGAATGATGCGCAGCTATTCATCGGCCAAAAGTTTCAAGAAGGCTTGTCGATGAAAACGGTGAAGGATTTAGAGATTACATTAAAACAGATTTTGCTATATGCCGTAGATGAACACGACATGAATGTTCCCACTGCTTTTAAGTTGAAATATCCTACGGCAAATCTGGTTTCCAAGAAAGAGGAGCTTCAGATTTATAGCCTCGACGAACAGAGGCGGATTGTACAATATTTCAGAGAGCATCCTTCTTATCGCACACTGGGAGTAGTTATTGCAATATGCACGGGACTTCGCATCGGCGAGATTTGCGGTCTGAGGTGGTCAGATATATCGTTAGAGAGCAATATGCTGCAAGTCAACCGTACTGTTGAACGGATTGTCGATTATTCAACTGGCAAAACCAAGGTTGTCATCCAGTCCCCGAAGACGATCAACAGCCAACGTTCCGTACCTTTTCCGAGTTGGCTTGCAGATATCCTGATCTCCTTTGCTGCGCCTTGTCGTTCGGACTATTACGTGATTTCCGGTTCGGATAAACTCATCGAACCGCGTACTTATCGCAACTATTATCGGAATTTATTACTCAATAAGATAGGTTTATCGCGGTGTATCAAATTTCACGGATTGCGACACACGTACGCTTCGACACTGATTACCAACGGGGCCGATGTGAAAACGGTAAGTACAATGTTGGGTCACAGCACAGTCTCGACGACATTGGATATTTATACGCACTCGACATTGGAGTCTCGTCGAAAGTGTGCAGAAACGATCCTGATGAAATAATGCCGAGAGATGTCACCGCAAGTATCGAGACAATTATCAGCAACCATAAGTAAGTATTATTCCAGATGGCTTAATGCTTGCCGGCGCAAATCGGCATTTATTGGGATGGATTCCTATGCGGAAGATTTCCTGCATGATGCGTTGTTGTTGTTTCTCCGAAAACCGGAGAAGCATATTCAATCAGTATTATCTGACGAATCCCGTGGTGATAATCATCTATACAATCTCATTTTGTCGATGATAGACCATAAAACAACTGATAGTGTCCGGGCCAGACGGTCGTTGTTCAACATTGATGACCAATATAAAGATCTTCCGCTATCCGGAGATGATCAGATAAGATGGGCAGAGCTGTCCGAAGAGGATTATGCCCGATTTCGTGAGGTATCATGCAATTTAAGAAGCGACGATTTTCTCATACCTCTTCCTAACGGGATGTATGTTCGTCCAACCCAAGGATGGGTCAGCGGGTGGGTACATAGCTATTCGATAAAAAATAGAAGATACACGTATTGGCTGTACAGCGCCTTCGTGGGATCGCGTAGCAAGGGAGAGCACCCACGAAGACTGAAAACATCGTCGTCACGTCACGAGGCATATATGGCGTTGATGGAATACAACAAGCCATAATTTTTTTTTGCAAATTCAAAATGAATTCGTATATTTGCAATGCGAGATCGATACGATGATCGTATCAAAAGAACATATTAACGCTTGTAATAAAGCGTTGCCCTTTGTCCACTTCTACTACGATAGTCGTGTCGGTCTCGCAAACTGATAGGGGCAACGCCTTTTTTATTGCCCTATACATACAAACTTTTAACTGACAATGCGATACCAAGTTAAAAGTAGCCGACCCGCGAAGAACAGTAGCGGGGCTACATCCGTACTTTACCCGTACAGTCACCTCACGAAATCGGAGATCGTTCGATTGTTCCACCTTGAAGATATTCAAGAACCACTCACGCCGCGCGAATTCACGCGCTGCGCGATTGCTGTTGTCTCCCGTTGGTGCGACAATGTACTCACGGGCCGCTACTCGTCCGTCGAAAGTGTGGGCAGCAAGCTCGACTGTCTGGAACGCATCTACAAGAACCGATAAAATAAACGATCATGGATTCATTCGAATTGAAGCCCGCGCCTCTCTGGAAGAGAGTGGCCGGTTATTTCTGGCGCATGTGGTATAAACGAGTCCATACTCAGCGTCGCAAACGCGATCTGTTCATCTATCGAGAGCGCAAACGTCTCTCCGAACCGCAAGTGTTATGGCCGAGCTTGTGATCCTTGTTCTTTTCTCGTGTGCGATCCTGGCCGCCTACGGGTTTGCGGCCGCGCACAGAGCATATTTCGAACGGAAGTTTAACGAATTCTTCAACGAACGATGAAAAGCAATGTCATCATGACCCGCCCGCTGGGTAAATTCGAGGTATACCAACGCACGAGAGACGGCATGTTCAACGCGACGTCGTTGCTTGCGCAATGGAACAAAGCCAAGAACAGCAACAAACGAATACAGGACTTCTTTGAAAATCAGAACACCAAAGATTTCATCGAGGCGCTGATGGAGGAGGAAAATTTAAAGGTGCCAAATTTGGCATATTTAAAAACACGCGGCAAATACAACGGCGGTACATGGATGCACCCGTACCTGTTCGTGAAGTTTGCGATGTGGCTCAATCCCCGCTTCGAGGTTAAAGTCGTGAAATTCGTTTACGGCCAGCTGATCGAGTACCGGCATCATGCGGGCGACAACTACAACGTACTTGCACGGTCAATCGCCGCACTTCCGGATGTGGATTATTCTCAGGTTGCGCGGGGTTTGAACTGGATCGTCTTCAACAAGCATGAACGCGACATCCGGAACACGGCATCGCCGAATCAGCTTCGGGCGTTGGACGACCTGCAACGCAAACTGGCCTTCTCGGTCGATATGGGGTATATCCGCACGTTTCCCGATCTAATGAACTCCATGCGGAGAATCTACAATCGTCAACATGCAAAATTCTAAGAGGGAATGAAAACGCCAAAAGAAGAATACACGGTTTATCCGAGTTTGAGTGTACCGGCCCGTTACGGGTATGACCTGCACACGAAGTCGAAAGCCGAGCCGATTGTGGTGGTCTGCGGTGTAGAGGAGCCGAAAATACATCTTGTTCCTTCCGAACTGCAAGAGTTCGCCAGACAGATTAACGAAGCGATCACCCATGATCTCGGGCTGGAATCCGGAACCTGCGAGGTTAAATATAGAGGTCTGACGGCTTCGGTCGATTTCTACGCGGAATACGAATCGAGTATCGGCGGCAGCCACGACGACGGCAGCGTGGAGCGCTACGCCGAATACACGGGCGACAGGGTATGCGTTCGCGTGGTATATGACCAATATGGCCGAGAATATCCGGACTATGCAATAATCCTTGAAAAGCAACTCAACTAACCAATCTGTCACACATGAAAACGAGAATCGAAATCTACGAGATCGCCCGCCCTGCGAACATTGTAGCATCGGGTTGTTGGAGCCGCAAGTTGCGGACGCAGGAGATACGCAAAGAGATCGCGTACATGATGCGCCATCTCGATGCGAAGAAGTTCACGCATCGAATAGTCGAGGAGGAGTAGGCTATGGAGACACGAACTATCACCCCCGAACAGAAGGAGGCACTGCTTCGCCCCCTGCCCGCGGAGGCGGTCTCGCCGCATCCGACGAAGAAGTTCTTATCGACCATCAAATCCATCTACGTTACCGAGCGGCTGAACGAGGTCTTCGGCACGGGGGCGTGGCGCATCGAGACGGAGAATGTGGATAAGCAGGATCGCATGGTCGTCGTGAAGCTGAAATTCTCCATCCCGGACTACGGCATCTACTACGAGTGCTACGGGGGTAACGACAACCCCGACCTCGGCGATGCCTACAAGGGGGCCACGACGGATGCCATCACGAAGGTCGCCTCATGGCTGGGCATCGGCTCGGATGTCTTCAAAGGCAAATACTCCAACGGTCAAGCTCCGGCGGCTCAAAGCGCCGGAACGGCAGCACCGGCAGCTACTCCCGCCCCGGCAAGCCAGTCCGCGCCGGTGGCACCGAAGAAACAGATCACGGCCGATATGCTGAACGATCCGGTCTTGCGCGATCAGTTCATGCGCTGGGCGTACAAGGGCAGTACGACGGTCAAAGACCCGACGAAATTCGATGTCATCGCCTTCCTTCGTCGCACTTACGATGCGGACGATACGACGGCGGTAGTCTTCGCCAAATTTTACGACGAATATCTAAACAGTAAACAGCAGAAAATATGAACACACAACCTGTATTGATACGCGAGACGAGCAGCCCCACGGAGCTGGCGAAGCTCGCCGTCGACGCCGTTACCCGCGGAGACGTCGATCCGCTCGTCGCTTACGAGAATATATCCCGCATGGAGAAGGCGATCGAGCTGTTCAAGAAGTCCGAAGAGGTGCGCGACATTACGTTGCGCGAACTGGCTAAATACGGACACGGGAAAACATCCTCGGACTGTACGATCGAAGAGGTGGAGGCCGGCGTCAAGTACGACTACTCGGGCTGTAATTGCCAGGCTTTGGACGACCTGTACAAAATGCGTGATGCGGTCATGGCCGACATCAAGGAGAAGGAGAAGATATTGCGGGCGTTGCCGGCCTCCGGCCTGACGGATCCCGCCACGGGCGAAATTTTCTATCCTCCTGCGCGAAGCAGCAAGATGACACTTAAAGCAACCTTCAAAAAACGGTAGCAATGGCAGATTTAATCAATGTATCGCTCTGCGTGAGCGATATTCCCAGAGACAAAATTTTCGTCGCCGAAAACGGCAAGAAGGACATTTCGATATGCGTTTCGGAGCTTCGCCAGCCGGATCAGTACGAGGATACGCACTGCGTATTCATCCGTCAGAGCAAAGAGGAACGCGAACGAAAAGACGCGCGCACGTATGTCGGCCGAGGCAAGTCAGTTATCTTCCGTCCTGCGGAACCTACGCCGGATCAAGTCTCCGATTTGCCCGTAGCGGATAATACGAATGATCTTCCCTTCTGACGATGGATATGCGGATTACCGATGCGGAGGCGCGGGAAGCGCTCCACATCCTCCGCGTCCTGTCCCGCATCCGCGGGCATACGTTGCTGACTGCAAAGGAATTGGATGCGTTACGCCGCGGAAGGTTGTTATTGAAGAAAATAAACAAACGTCATGACAAGGATCGAACAGATACGCAGGGAGGCGCGAGACATCCAGAATCTTCTTGAATGTACGACTTTTTCCGACATCGATTCGATGGTGGGGCGGCTGGATCAACTGGGTGTATATTATGCTCGCAGCGGGGCGTTGCTGAGCGAGGTGGTCGGAATGCGCGATGCAGCTGTGGCCAAGCTGTTTCACGACGAGAAAGAGACTATTCTCAGCCTTTCCCCGTCGCTTGCGAACAAACTGATCGGCAGTGCGCCTTCCGAGCTGAATGCCCTTGAAAAGTGGCTGGATCGGATCAATGCGGCGTGCAAGCACCAATGCGACAACCTTCGCACGATGATAAGTTTCGAGAAAGAGAGGATGCGATTATGAGCTATATAGACCTGATACGCAAATTTTGGCAATTGGATGCAACGTGGCAATTTGGCTGCTGTGAATCGAGGCTTTACTTCTACCTTGTAGAACAAGCGAATCGGTTAGGCTGGCCGAATAGCTTCACGCATTCCGACAGAAGGCTGTCCGAGAATGTAGGGGCGTCACGCAATGCAATTTCGAGAGCAAAAAACCGATTGGAGCAAGCGGGTCTGTTACATATCATAACGGGAGGACGCGGGAAGGGGAACCGCACAGCTTTTTCATTCGTTGAAGAACCGAATCCCGAATCAGGCATCGTTTCAAATGGCTCAATTGGCTTAAATATGAGCCAAAACATGAGCCAAAAACGGAGCCAAAAACGGAGCCAAAAACGGAGCCAAAAACGAAGCCAAAACGAAGGCGATACTTCTTATATAGAAGATAGACTAGACAAGAATAATATTACCCCCTATAATCCCCCTAATGGGGAGATAGTCGTACTACCGCCCTTCTCGGAGAAGGCAGAGGTAACTGACTCCTCCAACACCCTCCCCCAGTTCCGCGGCACCCCCTCCCGCGAGTTCTTGGAGTTTCAACAATGGATTTCGGAAAATGCACCGCGAGTCGCGAAAATGAAAGAGCCTTTTTCCGAGGCGCAATTCTCGGCTTTAAAAGAGGCTTATGCTCTTGACTTCATCCGCGACCTATTGCGCGCGATGCATAACTACGAACCCTTGCTGAAACGCAATCGTTCGGCCTATCTGACATTTCTGAATTGGGCGCGTCGGCGTAATGAAACGTCGTTGCCCCGTTCGAACACTCGGCATCCGGCTACGACCTACCATGCAAAACCGACTCAACATTATGATGAATTCTGAATATGTCTTACGAAGAAATACTCAAACAACTACAAACTGAGGGTAATCCGGTTCCATGCGCACGCTTCCGGTTTCGGATACCCGATGCGCGGACGGAATTGAAAAACGCGCTGGTTACTGTGCTGTCGGCAATGGGAGAACGATTGGTATGGCTTCCCGAATACGACAAGGTTGCAGCGTGGTTGTCGGATAACAACGGTAAGGGACTTTTGCTGTTCGGTAATTGCGGACGCGGAAAATCCCTGATAACCCGCTACGCCATTCCCATGCTGTTGCGCAAGTTCGCTAATCGAATCGTTACGGTCGTGGACTGCGGAGCGCAGGACATATGTATCGACGAGGTATTAAAACGCAAGTTCATCGCATTGGACGATATAGGCGTAGAGGTGGATCGCGTCGAATTCGGTACACGCCGGAATGTGGTAGTCGAGATCGTGAACAAGGTGCAGGATAACCCCGATCGGATGGCTATAGCTTCCTCAAATCTGTCGGGTGAAGGCATCAAGGAACGCTATGGTGACCGGATATATGACCGTATTAAATACCTGTGCTATCGTGTTGCGTTCAATGGAAACAGTCTGCGCAAATGAGGCACGTTGAATCTCGTTTACAACAGTCGTTCGTCCGCTGGTTCCGGATGCAATATCCGTCCTATGCACTATGTCTGACGAGTGTCCCGAACGGCGGACTCCGGAGTAAGACCGAAGCCGCAATCATGAAGGCCGAAGGTATGACGGCCGGTGCTGCGGATTTGCTTCTGCTCGTGCCGAGGGGCAAATACGGATCGCTCGGCTTGGAGTTCAAGACACAGGGAAAGGGCAGTCGTCAGAGTGCCGTACAGAGAAGATGGCAGGAATCCTTTGGGGCTGCGGGGAACAAGTATGTTGTAGTTCGCACGCTCGAAGATGCTATTGCTGCCGCAAATCAATACATGAATCAGGATAAACAAATTTACCACAATGGAATCAACGAAACAGATTAAAATCGAAATCCGCAACCGTTGGACTGGCTCGGTCGTATTTGAATACACGAAAGAGGGAAACACAATCACCGAAACGGTTTTGGAAGCTATTAGGCGCGGTGCTGATCTGCGCGGTACCAACCTGTGCGGTGCCAACCTACGCGATGCCAACCTGCGCGGTGCCGACCTGTGCAATGCCGACCTGTGCGATGCCAACCTGCGCGATGCCAACCTGTGCGATGCCGACCTGTGCGGTGCCAACCTGTACGGTGCCGACCTGTGCGGTGCCAACCTGTGCGATGCCGACCTGTGCGGTGCCAACCTGCGCGATGCCAACCTGTGCGATGCCGACCTGTGCGATGCCAACCTG